TTCATAAAGGCGATTACGGCGGCTTTTTCGTTCTCATCCATATTGACGAACGCCCTCGGCCTGATTCCGTATTTCACAAATGCCAAGTACGCAAACGAGGTTTCCGGGTCGTCCGTCTTTATCAGTTTTTTACTTCTTTAATCTTATCGTCGAGGCCGACTTTAAAGCCCTGTGCCTCGGATACGGCACTGGCCAAATCGGCATATTCGCCGGGCAATAACATGACCTTCAACAATTCGCCCGGGTCGTTTGCACCCCAAGAATTCTGCAGTTCGACTTCATCAAGAGTCGGATATACGATAGTTTCAACAATCAGATCCGAATTAAATCCTTCGTTGTCGAATCGTTCCTTATATTCACGAGTGCCCGGTACAAGGACCTTTTTTGTGTGACGGTCACGAATTCTATCGAGTTCTTTGGTTGTCAGTACTTTGATTTTCCATTCAATCGGCTTACCGTTTTCGTCCTTGAATCGGTCGGACGCCACATACCCAACTTCACTTTCGATTTTTACATTCTCTTTTAAAAACGCACTGAAATTTTCTGCCATTCTTTTTGCCCCTTTCGCCTACATATAAAAAGAAAAGGAATGAAGGCCTTATGCCTTCATTCCGTCCAATTCTTTAAACTTCGTGGCCCATTTTACGTCCTCGAACGTAAAATTAATTTCATCTTCGAGCCATTCTCCGTCTGCGTTGAAATTAGCGACGGTACCTTCATCAATATTGCATCCTTTCAAGATAACCGTTTGTGACCCGGCGTGACTTGTCGGGTCTTCGTTCGTTACCTGCATATCGAAATACGTATCCGTGCCGCTCTTCATCATATTTTCAATCATATCATCGAACATCGACGTGTTCTTGTAAATCGTCAGCTTGCCGCTTCCTTCAAGCGACGTAGATTTGTTGCCCTTCATCATCCGGCCCAGGATTGCCACTTGCTTTTTGTTCTTTTTGACAGTGGCCTTTAAATCTTTGGCCTGGAATAACAATTTACGAGTGCTGCCAACGATTATATAGCAGTTGGCCAACTTGGCACTGATTACGTCGGCCGCTTCCATTGTTCTGATTGCATCCGGCATTGTGTTCCCTCCTTTACGCTACGACGACGGTCATGTACAGTTTTTCCATTGAAACCGTCGGCTGTAATTGAACGTCGACCAAAACATCTTCCTTGTTATCGCCTTGCGACGGAATAGGAATATCCTTATCGTCGAAATTCTGAATCGCACGCACACGTTGATATTCTTCAGCTAAATAAACCAAATCAGCCCACAACGCTTTGCGGCCGTCTTCATCGTTTTGTACCTTGTCGAGATACGTCTTATTGAATAAGCGTGCCGCATCGATAGCCCAGTTATCGAGCACTCGGATAACCTGGTTAAGTGAAAAATCACGGCTCTTTTCTTTCGTAAATTCCGTGAACGTGTTAATGTCCTTCAATACTCGGACTTCACCCGTGACGTTGCCGCCTACAGAATCCGTTACGGAATGGAACATAAACATGCCGTTCTTAATAGCTTGTTCCAACTCGAATTGCTTGTACTTCGTGTTAATCGTGTACTCGCCTGTATACTTACGGTTGCCGACCGTTTCATTAATTGCACACGACGCTTCTTGTCCGGTTACCCAGTATACGGCACTGCCTTTTTCCGCTCCGCTGTCTGTAACGTCATTGAGTACCGATATAACGCCTTCGTCATTAACGCCTTGCTTGCCGTGGATAACCAACTGGAATTTTGCCCCCGTCTGTACTCTGCACCGATGAGTGAAGTTGATTAAAAGGCCCTTGATAGCGTCATCCGAACCGGCATACCCAAGCACGTTGAAATAATACGGCTCAAGCATTTCCAGGCCGTCCTGATAGTTCTGTGTCGTAACGGCTGCTCCGTTCGTACCGCCTGTAAGGGCCGTGTAAGCAGTCGCCGCCAATGTAGCCGCCTTCTCGAATTTCAAATACTCATTGTCGACGAGGTCCGCAGCCGTCTTTACGCCCGACTGTTTCGCTACTGCCTGACGATTGTTATCTGTCGTCATGTACGTTGTAACGATAAAAGCTCCTGAGTTATCCGGATCTGACTGTACCGAAACCCCCAGTGCATTGCCTCTAATACCCGCATATTTCGCCTTGGCAAGCGTGCAAGATGCGACAGCACCGTCACTATTAAGACGATAGAAATACCCCGTTTTAAGGCCTGTAAATAAATCTCTAAGGCCTTTCATTTTCGGATGCGTGTAATCATACCCAAAATACTGCATACAGTTCTTTTGGAATTCGTCTGCATCGACTCTGAATACTGTACCCGACGGGCCGTAATCTAATTCAAGCATCATTGCCCCGAACCCTCGGTCGGATACTTCTGCCGATGCCCGTACTTTCGACACGAAATTAATATACGTACCCGGTAAAACTTTGTTATGGAACAAAAACGTTCCGCCGCCTAATGCCATTACGCTGTTCCCTCCTTATTCATTTACGGACTTTTGCACCCGGTGTGTAAGTGCATCGCTTAACACCTTGTCCACTTCGTCCGCTCCGTATAACTGACCGGAATTCAATACAGTATCAAGAATATCTCGATACCGCTTAAATCGGTCAGATTGTAATATAGTCACCTTATCGAACCGTTCGACGATGCTCTTCGGCTCTTCCTTTACGGCGACTTCTGTGTTTTTATTGGTCGCTGTTTCCATTTTTAACTCCTTCCGTGATTCCGACTCGATGCATCGCCTCTTGTCGTTTCCCGGCTTTTCGTCGCAAATCTTCCAGGGTCAATAAGAAATGCATCACGCCGTCCGTCACCTTATACGAACGCTTTTTGCTTCTCATCAGTTGGCCGTCGACTGTTATGTACTCTAAGGCTGAATACAGTCGTTCGCCCACATCGTGAAGTTCGCCTCGCACGTCCTCCGGTAAGTCCTCTTCATTAAGAAAGTAGAGTATCTCGAAATCGTTCGTCCGGTCGTACAGGCTAGAAACGTGTAAATCCTCGGACGAATTCACAAGGCTGATATAAAAGCACGGGAATTCTGCCCCGTTCTCCTTGAATTCGAGGTATACCGGTCGTCCTGTTTCCTTGTGAACAGCCGTCGCAATGCCCGTAAGAATGTTACTTATTGAGTTCACGCAAATACCCCCTGACAACCCTATCGAGAATCCTCCCGGCGTTCTTATCCACGACGCTTTCGGCCGCATCGGTCATATGTAGCCCCTCGACCCAGGGCTTTTTTAGTCTTGCCCCGTGTACCACGCCGCCAATCGGTGTGCCAAGCATCGGAACATATCGCCCAACTTCTTGACGATGCCCTTCATCTACGAACGACGCATACCGGGACGTATTATACACTTTGGCCGCCGCCGTCGTTCCGGTTATCTTAGCCGCATCCACTCGCCACGAATTCCGTGTTTGCTGTGTATTGTAGTGGTACGTTAGATATATCGCCTTACCGTTTTTATCTCTACCCATAAAGGCTTTGACTGACCCTCGCTTGCCGACAGGCGTTCGCTTTTTTGCTTCTCTTACATATAAGGCCGCTAACTGATTCGTGCCGGCTTCTAATACTCGTGTTGTATCGGCCTTGCCGTCCAGTTCCTGAACCTTATTGCAAAAAGATTCAAATTCTCGGACATCAAATTCGACGCTTGCCATTATCGCTTCTCCAGTAATTCGAGTTGAATTTCCTGATGCGTATCGTATTTTGCCGGAGTGGATGCCGCCTTATACCAGGTCACCCCTTCGTTATGCGATACTGCAATGCGTGACCCCTTCGGAATCTTCGCATCCGGATATGTGAACAGCACGATAGATTGAGTGAAGGATGCTACCCCTTCACCCGTTCCGGTCGTGCTTGTCTTATACGATATACGGCAAGGGTATATGCCTGTATTCTTCGGCTTAGACGTAACGATGCCCGTGTCTTCATCTTGCTTGCTCACATCGGAATACACGAACGCACTCATCTCGTACATTTTTTCAAGCTGTTGCCTTGCTCGTCTTACCATTTCAGCCGTCGGTAACACGCCAATTCCCCCCTGCCGTAATTCGTCAATGCATCTGCTAATGTAGTCAGACGCACGGACAAAGGCTCGCCGTTAAACTCGATTTTCGTATCGCCAATTTCAATTGATTTCGCCATATCATCGGCATCCCCAAGAATATTTTTGCCTTGCATCTTGATTAATTCTCCAAGTGTCCGATATGTGACGACACGTTCAAGTTCGACGGGAACCTCTGCCTGATTTATATCACTGAGTACGCTCCGTTCGACAACCTCGGAAATAAAATCAATCGAGGTTTCAAAGGCGGCGACATCCGGGCATCCGGTCAAGTCTTCGGCAAGCGTGATAACCTTCTCCGTGTACTTATTCATCGGCCTGGGCCTTCTTACTTGCTTTTTTGGTCGTCTTCACTTGAGTGGCTTGTGCATCTTCATCGGCCTGCACTTCTTCCGTTAAAGGCTCTGCTTCCTGAACGTCCACATTCTCGGTGTTCATCACTTCCGACTGTTCCATGTCTATATCTGCGGCCGCTTTTCGGTGCCGCCTAATAAGCATACTCATTGATAACCCTCCTTGTTATACGGCTTTGAACGTCATCTTTAAGACTTTCGCCGGATTCGTTAAGCCAACTGCATAATGTTCTGCCGCCGAAATAACCGTTGTTTTCGCTAAAATATCACGGTCCGTTTCAACGTCTGCGGCTTTCTTAACATAAATGGTTACGGCCGGCATTACAGGCTGTCCGTCTGTTGCTGCTGCACTCATCTGTACCATAAAATTGGTGAAGTTGCCGCCGGCTTTCGGTACACGACGAGATACAACGACTTCACAACCGCAAATAGATCCGATTGCTCCGGTCATCATCAAATCGCCGCCGTACTTAGTCTTGTCAATAAATGCCGGGTCCTTACGGATTTTTGACAGCTGTTCGGGATGAATGAACAGCACCTTGGATACGTCGCTTTCTTCTGCGAATTTATCGACACCGTTTACAATCCCTTCATACGAGATTTCGTTCGTATCCGTAACTGTAAGCGTTGTCGTTCCTAACGCCGTTACAATATCTTCATCGACCTTGCTTGCGATTGACATCAACAGCTGACGCTGTGTTTCGCCGACCGGGTCACCGTATCCGGACAAAGCTGCTTCGTCTGTAATTTCTGCCGCTTTACCAACTTTCTTTACGGATACTTTTGCCGTGCTTGCTTCGAGTTTAGATACGTCGATTGCAGCACCTTCGGCCACATCCTGTGCATCGCCGATGTACTTAAACGCCGGAATTGTAATAGTGCTACCGGGACGACCTTCAAGAGTGTTATCGATTTTACAAATTTGCGTAAACTTGATTGCTTTCGGCAAGCCGGCGGCAATCATATCCCCCATAACCTCGGGATTAACAAGGTTTGCTAATTTTGTTGCGTTTGCACTTGTAGGCATGTGTTATTCTCCTCCGTTCGTTAACTGGTCGTACAGTTCTTTATCCTCGTTATATAACTTGACTCGTTCACCATACGACATTTTGTTGAATTGTTCTTTCGTTACGCCTCCGTTCGGCTTGTTGCCGCCAGGGTCTCCAGGCGTTGCCCCTTTGACGTTCGGCTTATCGTCACCGAAGAGATACCCGGCCTCCGTTACGAGCTTCTCAATCTGCTTATCGAGGCCCTTAATTTTCCCGTCTTCGACCTCGGCACCATTAAGGTCGAGCAGGGCACGCACGGCCTTTACGCTCTTGGCCTTTGCCGTCAATAAAGCACGGTCGACAATCCCGTCAATTTCCATGTTTTTTACTTTCTGTGCATACTCCTTTTCACGGGCTTCGCTTTGCTTTTTAAGGTCCTCAATTTGCTTGCTCAAATCCTCGTTGCCTTTGGCTTTGTCTTTTAAGCCGTCCAGTTCCGTTTTGATTTGTGCCAGTTCCGTTTTGGCGGCCTTCTTCTCTTCGTTCGTTGCGTTGAATTGTGCTTTGGATACGTAATTCTTTCCGTAATCCTCCACAATCTTATCCGCAGCTTCGTCCGTTACGCCTAACGCCTTCAATTCTTCTTTTGTCATTCCTTATGACTCCTTCCTGTTACGCTTTATTTTCGAGTGCTACACCACTCGTTACGGTCTTGTTCTTTTTCGCCTACAATACTAAAAAGGCATGAAAAAAGCACCCACGATTGTGAGTGCTGAAATAAATATTGAATTAAAACTCGTTTACCTCTTGTGTGCCAAAAAAGCACCTACATAAATAGGTGCTTTAGGCTTTGTGAATCTCATTAATATACTTTTCGAACGCTTCGCTTCGTTCTTCCCATTCCCGGTACTCTTTCGTATTACCGTAGGGACAAGGCATTTCTCCGGGCCATATCCCTGCTTTTACTTGTTTTTTATTTTTTTGGTTTTGTTCTTTCGTATTCCCATCCATATTTTTCAGCCATCCTTGTGGTGATTTTATGACTAATAGCTTGCCATATCGCTTGCTCGCTAAACCCTGCCGCAGTCATCCGTTCGTAGAACCCTTTGTACTCCCATTTTATTTGTTCGTATATAGCCCTAATTTCGGCTCGGTAGGGGCGTTCTCCAGTGCCTATGGATATTTTGTACTTGATTCCATTATGTCCAATCACAAGCATCTTGTCAATACTCTCGAAGTTACGCATAACAATCAAGTCATCGGACGAAAAGGACGAGCTGCGTGGATGATTGTGAACGCAATCCACTGATTTTGCGGGACGCTTCTCTAAAAATCGTACTAATTCAGGAGGAAACACAACCGAACTACTATCTCCGCTTAAATCAGGATACGCCACGTTTCCTTTTTTATCTCTCCAAAACAACCCCTCGGTTCCGGTTCTCTTACCATGAGACAAGGCCTTTTGGTATGCGTTTTCAATCCCCGCCTCATAGCTTCCCATTTGCTTTACATGCACCGGTGAGGTTTTACCCTCGTTGGGTGGCGTGTCTTTTCCCCTATCGTCTATGCGACTTTCGCTTATATACCGCTTTTTCCACTCACCATAATCGAGTTCGCCGTCCACGAATACCGTTTTGCCTGTCTTTGGGTCCCTGGCTGCTCGTTCACTTCCGTAAACGGCCGGGATATACGGTACTGTCGTGCTTCGACAATGACAGTGAAATGGCGGTATCGTAATCCCGGGTTTTGCGTCCTTACGTTGTACGACCTTACCGTCCATACGACGACATATAGGACTGGTCTTTCCGTCGAGCGTGGCCAATATCTCCACGGCATCAATATCGAGTTCGGACATACAGTCCATAAACGCTTGTGAGTGTACCCTGGCAAGCTCCGTTTCGACTAGCCTGTTAGCGTTATTATACGACGTGTTCATCCGCTTTGCTATGGCCTCTGACATAGTGGCCGTACCGTCGCCGGCAATAAGTGCCTGAATAAAATCGTTCTGTAGGCTAGTCGCAAGTTGCTTGCGGTTATCCCATATCCTCGCCGAGAAGTTTTTCCCGTCCGGAGCCCATGGCGAATCAATTATCCGCTGTATTGTGCGGTGGTCAACTTGTGCATACATATCGTATTGACCCTTCATCGACTGCGTCATCCATGCGGCTCTGTAGTTTGACGATTCGTATACATTACTTAATAGATCCGAGATAGTGCTATCCTGGTATTTCGCCCACAACTCTAACTCTTGTACGGTGTTTATGTATAACTCCTGCACCCGGTCGAGCTGTTGTCGTGCTGATGCCTGTTTTAGCATCTTTTTATGTTCTTCCGACAGCTCATCCCGTTCGGCTATGGCCCGGTATTCCTCCAGGTCCATATTAAACGCCTTTAATTCCCGTGCATCGAGTTGTTTTTTCGCATCGGCAAGGCTCATGCCGTTCTCGTTAGCGTATCGCTGATACCAGTCGTTTATATCCTTCTCCAGTCGACGAATAACGGTATCCGCATACTTCCTAAGGTCCTTTTTCGGCCCGTCAGCTTGATGCATCACCCGTTCCATTTCTTCTTCGTACCGCTTTTTCCAGTATTCGAGTGACGAATTATTCGGCATGATTATCTCCTATGTAATCCGCACCTATCATCGACTGCTGTTCCGCTTTTAGTCGTCGTTCTTCTTCGACGACATCCTTTACCCACGGATGATTTGCAATAATCGTTTCGTTACTGATGACTCCGACTGAATTACGGCAGTTATTAATCGTATCCCCTTCGTTCATCGGAAGGTCACGATTAAACGTAAATTCCACATCCTCGGCTGCCTTCTGTCCCGTCAACCCTCGATAGGTGTTAATAAACCATAACAGCCGCTCGAGTCCTTCCCTGATACCCAATTCCATTTCGTTTGCGTCCAGGTCAATATCGGAATACATCGACGCAATGTTCATCTGATTAGGGTTATTACTCATTCGGTCATCCTTGCTGTCGAAACCTCGGCCATTCTCGATGATTGCCTTCTTCAATAGCTTGATAATGACTTCGTAATTACTTGCGTTTACGTCTATGTGTAGACTATCCACGCCGCCTTCCACTCCGTCTACTGTGCGGACCTTGATTGCTCCGTACTGTGCTAGGTTAGCCCTGAAATTATCCAACTCCGTGCCGTCGTAATTCTTAATAACAAGAATCGTGCTGCGAATATCTTCCTGCATATTATCGGCGTAATTCGACAGCATCGTATTGAGTGCGTCCTGTAAGCTCTTTATTTTATTGACAAGCGGTATTTCTTCTTCGCTCGTGCGGAACGGGATTAACGGAACCATATCCCAATTATACGGAACGTCATCAATAGCGAAATTCGCCGTTCGTTCGTGGTCCCGGTCTTCTACCAGGCTTCCGTTTTCATATACGAAATACTGCACCCCTGTTCGGTCGTAAAACTCAACCTTGGTAATTTTGCGGTCCATGATGCCTTCGTATGTATCAATTTCGTATACGTATGCAAAGGCATCGAGATGCTCTTTTTCTTCGTCACTCCAAAACGGCAGTACCTGTTCGGGCTTCATCCTCTTGAGTTGCAATCGGCCTCGGCCATCTATATACGGGTGAACATATCCTACGCCGCCCATATATATATCCTTCCCGACGGCCTTTAATTTACGCCGAACGCTCATCGTAAAGAAGTCTTTTATGGCTTCGTCTTCCGACTCTACCGTAAACGGCTTCGCTAATAAGTAGTTGACCTTTTGGTCGACCAGGTCATCGAACCGGTTATCCACGATTTTATTGTTCGGCATACTCGCTAACGCAACCGTTTTCCCGCTTCCGTCTACAACGCTTCGCTCCTTGTGTAATATATCCTGTTCCCCATTGTAATATTTCCGGCCGGTAATCATGGCCCGGCGTTCCTTGCTATTCATCCACTTTTGTAACTCACGACTCAAAAACTGTCGCTCCGTCATCGGTGCATTGTTCCGTATAGCCCGATTGATTAAATCGCTTATAAACACGCTTTTCCCTCCTTGTTGTTACCAAAACGAAAAGCGTTCGCCTTCGTTCATCTTCTCGGCGATACCCGTTGTCGCATCCGGTGCATCGTCGTGTGCGTTTTTCCCTTCTCGCTGATACCGTGTCATCGCCTTATAGTATTCCGGCCATCGGTCCTTCCAATTCACCGGGAAATAGATATGTTCCATAACCCAAGTGGAATTCGATAATATCCTGGCCACTTTGTTTTTCGTCTGTGCAAACGTATTGATGACCGTCTTATTCGACTTGTACGTGTCCTGTAATATCCTTCGTACCTGTCTTGCAAAGCCTCGGCCGCCGTTATTCGATTCAAAGTCGGCCACGTTTACGCTGTTCCGGTATAGCATGGCTGCCGTTGCCGGCTCGGTTATTTCCATAGCTTCATCCGTATGAAGTACGTCCAGGACGTATGCCTCGCCTTCATACACGCCGTACACAATGGAACATAGAGAATCAGTGCCGGTGTCGGCCGTATCGGTATAATTCCGAATAGCCGTAAATAACGGATTACCGTTTGTGTCCGTCGGGATGCGGTCGTACGTTTTAAAGCTTGAGTATAACTGCCCTTTAAGGTCGATAGGTTCTTGCTGATAGTTAGCCGATGCAATGTCTGCACCCATGGCACGCACTTTTTCTTCATAGCTGCGTCGGGATAATATCTCATCGCAGAGCATGGTACCGTCCGGCTGTAACGCTTTCATTGTGATAACCTTGGCCGCCTCGCCAAAATGCTCAATGGCTCGACCGGCAAGGTCGTCGCTCGCCCATCTCGTCATGATGATGAGTATCTTGCCGCCCTCTTCAAGACGGCTTAGCATTGTGTTGGTAAACCACAGCCAGGACTTTTCTTTCGCTGTTTCGTTATAGGCTTCTTCGGCGTTCTTGATAATATCGTCGATAATAAGAAGCGAACAGCCAAAGCCCGTCGCAGTACCTGACGGAGACGTGGCCAAGTATGAATTGTAGCCGCCGTCAAGCGACCACATATCCATGGCTGCGTCACCACGTTTAATGCGGACGTTCGGAAATATATCGGAGTAAACGGTAATATTATCGTCAGCTTTAACTTCTTGAATCGCATTTCGAACATTCTTAGCAAAGGTTGCCGAAAGAATATTGTTATACGACCCTGTCATTATCTTTTCGGCAGGGTTACGGCCTAATACCCATTCGACAAATAAACCCGCCGTTCTGCTTTTTCCATGTCGAGGCGGCTCGTTAATAATAAGCACCTTGGCTTTTTCATCTTCATAAAACGACTGCAACGCTTCACACAACTCAACAAGATACCGTCGTTCAGGTTTATAAAAGTCTGAAGCCATTAAATTGCAAAAATAAAAGAACTCACGTCTAGCGAGTTCTCGTTTTGCTTGCCGCTTGATGCGTTCGTCAATCATCACCTATCAGCTTCTTTATATCTTCTGACTTAACGCCGTCGAAGGGATTGTCTATCGCCCCCTCGACCTTCACGTCCTGCACATCTCGCTGTCCGAGGTATTGTTTACCAAGGAATATCGCCATGGTCGCATTCCTCTCAGCAAGCCTAAACTGCGAGCGTCGCAGCGCAATTTTACCTTTTCCACGCTTTTCTCTGAAAACTTCGGAGAATTTCATGCCATATGTTCTTCGACAGAATGCCGTTAACGTTTTGTCGGTCACGTCAAAAAAGCTGCAGATTTCTTCCTGTGTACACTGTAGCGCACACAACTTTTCGAACTCTTGCTTAGATATATCTGCAGGCTTTCTACCTCGTCGTGCCATCATGTCACCACCTTATAAGTCGGCGTATTTAATCATTTCCCCGTTTCTTTCGACAGCCACTCCATCAGAGCTGCCGACGAGATTTATATATCGCTCTACAATGACATCGCAATACTTCGAATCGAGTTCAAGAACTCGTGCTACTCGACCCATCTGCTCGCACGCAATAAGCGTTGTTCCACTTCCACAGAACGAATCAAGAATAATATCTCCGGGTTTGCTGCTATTTTCCATTAAGTATGCAAACAGTTGTACAGGCTTCATTGTCGGATGCTCGGCGTTGCGATTCGGCTTATTCATATCAATGACCGTCGTCTGCTTTCGATCGCTATACCAATTATGTGCCGCTCCGCCTTTCCATCCGTATAAGCACGGCTCATGCTTCCATTGATAATCCTGTCTTCCGAGCACCATTGTGTTTTTGTTCCAAATTAAGCATTCTCTTAGCTCCCACTCAACAGCACGGCATGCACCACGAAAGTTATATCCTTCCGAGTCAGCATGCCATACATAAAAAGCCGCCCCTTCATTCATTACAGAATCGGCTGCGACGAACGAATCGACAAGAAATTGATAGAAAGCGGAATCTTCCATGCTGTCATTTTGAATTGTCAACTTATCCTCGGTTTTTCCTTCGTAAGCGACGTTATACGGAGGATCTGTAAGATACATATCTGCTTTGTCCCCCCCCCATGAGACGTTTTAACACGTCTTCAGAAGTGGCGTCGCCGCACATGAGTTTATGGCGGCCAATCATCCATATATCTCCGAGTCTTGTCTTCGGTTCGCTAGGAAGTTCGATGTTTTCGCCGTCATCTTCAACCACGTCTTCAGATGACGGGCTATCAGTTATATCACCAAAATTAAAATCGGACATATCTATGTCAATGATTCCGTCAAGCTCCTCGTTAAGCAGCTCCATATCCCATTCGGCCGCCTCGGCTACCTTGTTATCCGCAAGGCGAAACGCCTTAATCTGTTCCGGTGTTAAATCGTCTGCCACAATGCACGGCACCGTCTTCATACCGAGCTTTTTTGCCGCTTTCAGTCGTGTATGGCCTGTAACGATTGTTCCGTTCTTATCGATGACGATAGGTACTTTAAACCCGAATTCCTCGATACTCTTCATCACGGCCGGAACAGCGTTATCGTTAATTCTCGGATTTTTTTCGTAAGGGATTACCTCGTTTATCGGTTTTTCGATGATATTCATTTTTGACCGCCTTTCCGTATCTCGATGAGTTCATTATCTCGTATACATTCGTAACGTCGTTGCATCGAGCCTGTCTTGATATTTTTATACTTATCGCTGTGCATGTTCCGTTTTTGTTATTCATGCACTTCGTCTTTCCGCATTTTATGATTGTCATGTTTTCACCGCAAACGAAAAAAGAGATGCCCGGCTGCTTGGGTATCTCTTCTTTCGTGTTTGTTTCGTTATTTCTTTAGGAGGTGTTCAATCACACTATTATAATAACCGAAAAATCCGCACCGTTTCGGCACAAATCCGCACCATTTGTGACTGTTACGATTTTTTCCACTCGTCAAAAAACACGAAATGCGTCTGCACCGGAATGACGGACGGGCCGAACATCATCGTTGCTATTTGCTCCAGGACCTTGCCCGAACGCTTACGCACGGCTGTTTCGCTCATGTGTAGCCTGTCGGCGATTCTCATCCAGGATGCCCCGTTGATGAATCGTTCTTCGGTGATTACTCGGTCGGAATACTCTAACGCCTCGATAGAACGGTTTAACCGATTGATTAGCGGCTCGATCTTCTCCAGATCTGAATACAGTTTTTGCCGTCGTTCTTCGATGCGGTCATTCTCATATACGGCTCGCTCTTCCGGGCTTATCATAATCCCATTTCCTCCAGGCGTGTGTGACAACGTCGGCACCTTAGGGGCGGCACACAGTGCTTGCGTGGCGTTTAAGTCTTCCAAGTCGGCCTTGATATTCTTAATGTACGTATTAAATTCGTGATACCTGTGCAAGTACTCCCGTACTGCATTTATGTAATCGTTATGAAACACTGTGTGCGTCCTCCTTTTTACTTGTTTTATCGCTTACGCCGTTTCGGGTGATAATTAACCACTTCCTCGACGCTTTCCATCCACTTCATGCCGTTCTGCCTTGCAACGTTGTACTCAGCCATGCAGCCGGTGCTTATCTGCCAGTTTCCAAGTGCCACGGCTGCATCGCACATCATCATGAGTGCAATAGTCTTCTCCAGCACATCAACATATGGCAAGAACCCGGCATATATCATAGCGTCGAGCGGATTCACGATTAATATATCGGAACGCTTGCGAGTAATCTCAGCCGCATAGGCTCTCGCCTTCTCTCTATTTTCTGACTCGTTACCCGTAAACGGGTGCGATAAGTATATAGTTAGCATATTTTCGCCTCCAGGACGACCTCGATTCTCGGTCGTTCGCTATAGAATTTCCGTGCGAATATCTCGCATACGACGCTATCGTCTTTCAGTACGGTGCCGTTGAGTGCGTCCAGCACGCCTTTTACGTAATTGTCTGTATCGGGCTTTGTCGTCGGGCGTATATACCTGAGTGACGCTTCCTCTCGCTTTTTCTTGCTGAAACTTTTCGGTATAGCTCGGAATACCTTTAGATTCAAGCAACACGCCCGGTCAATCGGTTTGAAGTCCGGATTCGACAACAGCGGCTGCAGCTCCAGGCGTATAAGCTGCTTGTATGACTTCGACTGAATCGGGTCATACGCCTTAACGAATCCTCCTTGCCGGGAAAATCTCGGCCGGCCTTGTGCAACCGGATTCCCGTATACGATTAGCTCTATTTGATTATTTTCTTTGTAATATTTCACCGGCATTTACTTATCTCCTTTGGTTTTTGTTATTCCCTTTAATATCTTTATTGCTTCGGTTATGTCGTTATCTTCTGCTACATATACACTCCCAATCCATAACCCTCTTCCGTTATACCTAACTTCATGCTCCAACAAGTCTATCGCTTCTTCTATCGCCGAACGTTCAACCTTATTCATCTTCCTGTCTACCTCTTTTTTCGTCTTATTTTGACCTGTAACAAGTTTTTGATTGCTCCGCGAAAAATATCACAAGGCATATAAAAGCTCGCTACAGATACCAAATTTTTAATTTACGGGCTATCAGAACGGCAATTCCTCATCGACAGGCGTTCCCAAGTCCTCGAATCCGTTACCCTGTGATGCCGGTATTCCGTCTTCGGATTTCTTCTTGTACGGGAACAAAGCCGTGCCGGCTCCTGTTGCAATGACGTTGCTTGAGTATCTCGTTTCGCCGTCTTTTTCATACTTAGAAGTTGAAAATCTGCCGAATACCCACACTCGTTGCCCTTTCGTCCACTGGTCCATGCCTTCTGCCAACGCTCCGAATGCTGTGAACGGTACAAAATCGGCTACGTCTTTCCACTCGTCGCCGTCTTTAATTCTCCGGTTGCACGCTACCGTTCCACGGGCTACTGCCATTCCGTTTTTACTGAACGATATTTCAATATCTCTAGCGAGGTTGCCCTCGAGCTGTACGTTGTTCATGTTGTTCCTCCTTAGTCCTGTGCAAAGTCTACAATATCGTAAGCCATATCAAGCCGCCTTATGGCTTCTTGTAAGTATTCTTTTGCCGCTTCCTGTTCGTAATCATCGAGTCCGCAATCCTCGATTCGGTCTATTGCGGATTCTATCGCATCGATAGCCCCTTCGATACTTAACGTCACGTCGTCTATTGCCGTTTTATCTAGTGCCATGATTCTGTTCCTCCTTCAGCTCAATAAGCATTTCGATATACTGCTTAGTGCCTTGATTCTGCTCTTCCTTCGATGCGCGCGGTTGATGGATCGGTGGGGAATTATTCGCCTTCTGTTGATCGCTTCGGTTGGGTGTGGGATGTCTCCCAGAATGGGGGAGCGCGTGCGTCTCGACTTGAGGGGCAAAGCCTTGCAGTCGTACCACCGAATCAATCGCTCAATGATGTTGCTGAGATTCGTGTTTCTCCCGACGGGGCGCGTGCGGTGCTTTTGCGCTCATCGGGTGGCACTTCGAGCGCGTGGATTGTTGGAATTGTGCGCCGAGGCAATGGTGAGCCGACCGGGTTTACGGATCTTGAGCCCCTCACTGGTTTGTCGACGGGGGTTGACGATGTTTCTTGGGCTGGGCGCTCGACCTTGGTTGCGGTGCGCCAAGGTGGTGCACGAGGCGTTGGCGACCAGGCTGATGAGGTGTCCTTGGTGACTCTTCCTGTGGGTGGTTTCCCCTCTGTTTTAGCTCTTCCTACAGGAACTGAGCGTTTGAGTGCGGGTTCTTCTTCGACAACGATGGTCATTCGCGGTA